AGAACAAATAGAAAAGGCAACAAGGAAACCAAATGGCAACTAAACGCGCTAAGAGACATTCTAAAAACTGCAAATGCAGCCCGGACTCCCCGTTCCTGTGGGCTAACAACCCCCGCCCAAGTATCTTTGCGAGTACACCGTCGTACCGACGAAGCGAGATTGCAACCGCCAGCGTAGAAGCCCAGCGTGCAAAAGGAAACGAGCCCGGTATGTTGTCTAACTTGTCCCGTAAGAGTTCGGAACATTCGCTCGCTACCCGGGACTTCTTTACGTACAGTCGCGCTAAACTGAATGTTTTTACAAAGGAGCCCGTGAATGAGTGAGCTTGCAAGTGACCGTCAGGTGGCGGGGACGCACTACCGAGACATGGGGATACAGCCGTGGGATGTCGTAGATACGTGGCCTCGTGAACAGCAGATTGGCTACTACCGTGGGGGCGCACTGAAGTACCTCATGCGGATGGGCGCTAAAGATCAGAACGCGCAGGAGATTGCCAAGGGGCAGCACTACATGGAGAAGTTACTGGAGGTGCTACGTGGCCCAAACTCCTGAAGCGAAAGTCAAAGCTGCGGTCAAGAAGATTCTTGATGCGCATGAGGTGTACCATTTCTCTCCCGCTGCCAATGGCTATGGGCGCGTCGGTGTGCCCGACATCATCTGTTGCGTGAACGGATACTTTTTGGCTATTGAGTGCAAGGCAGGCAAGGGCAAGACGACGGCACTGCAAGACCGGGAGCTTGTGGCTATCACCAAGGCAGGGGGCTTGTCTGTAGTTATCAACGAGGAGTCTGTAGTCGCGGTGCCCCTTATAGTCGCGGGGCTACGGGATAAGCCATGACCGCAGACATCCGGGGCATCCTCAATGGGGCGGTCCCGGCCCCTACTAAGAAAGAGCAGCAGCTTGCTGCGAAGAGACAGCGTGACCGTAAGCGGTACGCGCTACAAACCAACCAACCTTGGAAAACAAATGCCCCAAATAGTGACAGCGGACTTCGAGACGTTCTACAGTCGGGAGTTCAGCCTGAGCAAGATTGCGACGGAGCATTACGTACGTAGCCCTGAGTTTGAGACGATTGGCCTGAGCCTAAAGTTTGACGATGCACCCGCCGTCTGGTATCCCAAGCCACAAGTAGCCGAGGTGCTGCAAAACATTGACTGGTCCGATAAGTTCATCCTGTGCCAGAACACAGCGTTCGATGCGGCCATCTTTCGGTGGCACTACGACGTAAAGCCAAAGGCGTGGCTGGACACCTTGGGCATGTCCCGCGCCTTGTTCCCCCATGAGAAGTCCCATAGCCTAGCGGAGCAGGCCAAGCGTGCAGATGTCGGCGTCAAAGGCACAGAGGTTGTCAATGCGCTGGGGCTTCGGTATGCAGACTTTGGTACGGACGTCTTGGAGCGGTACGGTGAGTATTGCAAGAACGACGGGGAGCTTACCTACGCGCTGTTCAAGCGCTACATGGGCATGGGGTTTCCACGGCAGGAGTTGGAACTCATTGACCTCACGATAAAGATGTACGTGGACCCCGTGCTGGTGCTGGACAAGCCCCTGCTGAAAGCGCACCTTGATGAGGTTGTTGAGCGCAAGTCGGATTTGCTTGACCGGGTGCGGGACATGATGCTGGCAGACGGCGACCCGGACTACGTTCATGCGGTGTACACCGAGGGGACCATAGGCATTAAGAAACTGCTGATGTCCAACGACAAGTTTGCGGACTTGCTGCGCAGGTTCAACGTTGAGCCGCCCATGAAGCGCAGCCCAGCTACAGGCAAGCAGGCGTATGCGTTTGCAAAGACCGATGAGGAGTTCAAGGCACTGGAGGATCACCCGGACGTTGACGTACAAGGACTCGTTGCCGCACGCCTTGGCAACAAGACAACCATTGAGGAGACTCGCACGCAGCGGTTCCTTGGTATGGCAGACCGAGGGGCCATGCCTATTCCCCTGCGGTACTACGGCGCACACTCAGGGCGTTGGTCAGGGCAAGACTCTGTGAACCTCCAGAATTTACCGGCGCGTGGGGCTAACGCAGGCAAGATTAAGCGGGCTATGAAGGCACCCCCGGGCTACGTTGTCATTGACTGCGACTCCTCGCAGATTGAAGCGCGGGTGCTGGCGTGGCTGGCTGGGCAGCATGACTTGATAGAAGCGTTTGCAAAGAAGCAAGATGTCTACAAGATCATGGCAAGCTCTATCTACGGCATCCCGATTGAGGAAGTCACACGCGCACAGCGGCAGGTAGGCAAGACCGTGATTCTTGGGGCGGGCTACGGCGTCGGGCATAAGAAGCTGCGGGCGTTCCTGAAGATGCAAGCCACGGTGGACGTATCCGAGGAAGAGGCCAAGCGCATCGTGGACAAGTACCGCGCTACGTACCCAAACATCCCCCTGTTGTGGAAGCAAGGCGACGCTGCACTGCGGGCGCTGGCTATGGGCAATGCCATGCGGGTGGGTGAACCGGGCATCATCAACGTCGTACCGGGCAAGGGGCTTACGCTGCCAAGCGGGTTGTTCATCCAGTACCCTGAGTTGATGCGGGTGGTCATGAAGACCGTAGAGGGCGAGGAGAAGAACCAGTGGCGTTACATGTCCAAGGGCGTTCCGGTGTACATCTACGGCGGCAAGGTTGTGGAGAACTTCTGCCAAGCCGTTGCCCGGTGCGTTGTCGCAGAGCAGATGCTGCGTATAGCCAAGCGCTACAAGGTGGTGCTGACCGTGCATGACGCGGCTGCCATCATCGCCAAAGAATCAGAATCCAAAGAGGCGCAAGCCTATGTCGAGGAGTGCATGTCATGGAATCCAAAGTGGGCAACGGGGTTGCCACTAGCTTGCGAGTCGGGCGTCGGGTATTCTTATGGGGACTGCTAACAAGTACAATCAGTGCCCACTCAACGCAGAAAAAACCTATGGCACTTGCACATTCATATAGCTCTATTAAAGACTACCTTGGATGTCAGCGGAGGTATCACGAGGTTCGCATCCTCAAGCATTTTAAATCGTCACCAACGGAAGCAACGCTCTACGGAGAGCGTGTACACAAAGCCTTTGAACTCTACATCCAAAACGGAACCCTACTTCCAGAAAATCTTAAGCACTACGAGCGTTTCGTGGAGCCTCTTGCCAAAGTTGCAGGTGAACTCAAGTGCGAACTCAAGCTCGGCATTCGCCGGGACTTCTCGCCCTGCGAGTTCTTTGCAAAGGACGTATGGTTCCGGGGTGTCCCAGACTACCTAGCGCTTAACCACGCTAAGGGTATCGCTCGGGTTGGGGATTACAAGACAGGCAAGTCGAGTCGGTTTGCAGATACAGAGCAGCTTGAGCTTATGGCCGCGATGGTAATGTCGCACTACCCCAAGGTTAATATCGTCAAGGGGGCACTGCTGTTCGTCGTTGCGAACGATGTCGTGAAGGCCGAGTACACCCGGGCGCAGCTACCAGAGATTTTCTCCAAGTGGGCGGGCCACGCGAGTATGATTGAGTCCGCGCTTGACGGTGGGGTTTGGAATGCGCGGCCTAGCGGCCTGTGCGGGTTCTGCCCCGTCACTACGTGCGAACACCACAAGTAGGAGTTAGACATGCCCCGCAACTACGCCGAAGAATACAAAAAGTACCAAGGCACCCCGAAGCAACTTGCGGCTCAATCCGAGCGGCATAAGGCGCGGCGGGCTTACGAGAAAACCAACGGCACCCTGCCAGATAATGTGGACGTAGACCACAAGAAGGCCCTATCCAAGGGGGGCTCGTCCAAGGTAGGCAACTTGCAGGCAGCTTCTCGGGCTGCAAATCGAAGTTTTGCCCGTACCAAAGCGGGCGCGATGAAGTCGCAAACAAGCAAACGGGAAGCCGCAAAGTAGGGTAAGATTCCCGCACTAGCGAAGGCTGGTGTTTTTGGTTGCTGTTAGTTCAAGTTGGTTCGCACGGTAGTTCACCCTACCGTGCTTTTTTCGTCTGTGGAAGGAAACCCGTGGAAATAATTGACAACCGGGCCTTGCAGTTTGTGACACGAAAGGCGGACCAGATCACCGCCCTGATACCCAAAAGCAAGGTCATTGCCCGCAAGGGCGACCAAGCAAAGATCATCGTAAATTGGGGGCACAACGAAGCCAAGCTGCTTCGTAACCTTCAGATCAAGGACGTACCGCACCCCATCACGGGCAGGTACAAGTGGCCCGGGGTCTATACCCCGTTTTCGCATCAGCGAGAGACAGCCGCGTTCTTGGCAACGCATCCCAAGTGCCTTGTGCTATCGGAGGCGGGGACAGGCAAAACAAGCGCAGCAGCGTGGGCTGCGGACTACCTCATGCGGCATGGGGAAATTCGCCGGGTGTTAATCGTATGCCCGGTGTCTATCATGGACACTGCATGGCGGTCTGACTTGTTCAAAACGGTTATGCACCGCACGGTGGCTATTGCCACAGGCTCCCGCGACAGGCGCATCAAGATCATTGACGGGGACTACGAGTTTGTCGTCATCAACTTTGATGGTGTGAAGGTTGTCCGCGCCGAGTTGGAAGCCGCTAAGTTTGACCTTGTTATCGTGGATGAGGCATCGGCCATCAAGTCTACTGGCACGGACCGCTGGAAAGCGCTAAACACGCTTGTCTCTCCCGCTACGCGGCTTTGGCTTATGACGGGCACGCCCGCATCGCAGTCACCGGTAGATGCCTATGGTCTTGCCAAGCTCGTGAACCCCGGGTCAGTGCCTCGCTTTGCAGGGGCGTTCCGCGACATGGTGATGTACAAAGTCACGCAGTTCAAATGGGCTGCAAAACGTACGGCTCAGGATACGGTCTACCGCGTGCTGCAACCCGCTATCCGGTTTACCAAAGAGGAGTGCTTAGACTTGCCCGACATGCTGTACACCACTCGGGATGTACCGCTGACCAAACAACAAAAACACTACTATAACGTAATCAAAAAGTCGATGATTGCACAGGCCGCAGGCGCGGAGATTACGGCGGTCAACGCCGCAGGGTTACTCAACAAGCTACTCCAAGTGAGCGCGGGGTGTGCGTACACAACAGACCGGGATG